CACTAATTCAAATTATAATGGTAGTTATAGTTATGGATATCTAGCTTTTGCAGAACACCCCTTGATAGGAGACGGGACAAACCCGGCAACAGCGAGATAAATAAAAAAATATTATAAATAGATTATATAAGGAGATAAATTATGGCAGAACCAGCACAACAAGGCTTAACTCAAGATAAAATTGTAGATCAACCTAAGCCTGAAGCAATGCAAATGAAACAAGGTGACGGAATTGATGCAGTAAATGCATTATCTACAGGAGACGCAAACGGATTCAAACAAGCAATCCAAAACATGCTTAACAATAAAGTTGCTGATTACCTTGATGTAAAGAAACTAGACGTATCACAAAATTTTCTAAAAGCTAAAGAATCTGAATCTGAAGAACCTGAAGAAGAATCAAATGAAGATGAAGTAGAAGTTTTAGGTCAAGAAAAGGAGAAAGAGAATGCTGAAGTTTAACAACTTTAAGACAAAATTGAAAGAAGGATCAGGTTCTCCTGCTGGAGACTATACTGCATCACTGACTCAAGATGATGATGAAGAAGCAACGACACTTAAACCAAGATCAAAAGGTGAGGAAGACTTCGCTAACAAACATACTAAAGATACAAAAGCTCATCCAGTCGCACCAGAAGATCAGTTTAAAGGTGGGACGAAGCATGCTGGGAAACATAAAGGACATGAAGGTGAACCCGGTGAAAGACAAGTTGTTAAAGCTAAGAAAACATTTGCACAACTAAGAGGCGGTGGAAGTAGTAAAAGAAAAGCTGATAAAACTCAAGGCGACATGGCTATGAAAAAAGTTAAAGAAGATGTTGACCATGAAACAGACCAGTTAGATGAAAATGTTTTAGTAAGAACAAAAATGCAAAAGATTGCAAAGAGTAATAGACCTGTTACACATAAATTTAAAAATGGTAGAACAATGTCAGTTGATCCTGAACAAGCAGGTAAGTTAGCAAAAGCATTGATGAAAGTTAAAGGTCCAAGTTTAAAAGCAATGTCAGCTGATATAATGTCAAGTCCAGCTGACTTTATGAAAGCAATGGCTTTCGCGGAGAAGAAATAATGTCGAATACATATAGACCCTTATCAAATGTAGCATCACTCACAACAGGTGGGATTGATGTATTCAAATCAACTTCTGTAGCAGTAGTAACAACTGGAACTACAGATAGAACATTAACAATATCTAATACTGCAGCAGAGATAAATGGTGGTGGTAGATATGGTACAACAGGTTCAGTTGGTCAAGCACAAGTTTATTTAAAAGCTGGAGAGTATCTCGTTATCAATAAAAAGTCAACAGATAAAATAGCAACAAGTTCTGGTACAGATGTAAAAGCATTTGGTATTGCTAAAAAGGAGTAGAGATGAAACTTATATGCGAAGTTAATGAAGAAAATCTAGAATACATTGCAGAAGCCAAAGAAAACGGTGAAAAAGACTATAAGATTAAAGGTGTCTTTATGCAAGGTGAAATCAAGAATAGAAATGGTAGAGTTTATCCTATGCAAGTTCTTGACGAGCAAGTACAAAAATATAAAGAAAGTTATATTGACAAAAACAGAGCATATGGAGAGTTAGGACATCCAAATGGTCCAACAATTAATCTTGAAAGAGTAAGTCATATGATTACTGACCTTAAAAAAGAAGGTAGTAACTATATTGGTGAAGCTAAGATTATGGATACACCATATGGAAAGATAGTAAAGAATTTAATGGATGAAGGAGCTAGCCTTGGAGTTAGTTCAAGAGGAATGGGATCACTTAAACAAAACGGTAGTTCCCAGGTTGTACAAAAAGATTATCATTTAGCCACTGCAGCTGATATAGTAGCGGATCCAAGTGCACCAGATGCATTTGTAGAAGGTATTATGGAAGGTAAGGAATGGGTATGGGATAACGGAGTTTTGAGAGAAGCTCAAGTTAATGAATACAAGGAAGAGATTAAGAAAACTTCTAAGGCTGACCTTGAAGGAGCGAAGTTGAAGATATTTACTGATTTTCTTTCAAAACTTTAAAATATTATAAATAATTAGTAAAACAAGACTAAATTAAGGAGAAAAATTATGTCTGAACAAGATCTTAAACAAGATCAGGAAGCAATTGAAGATAGTCAGCCAACGGAGCTAGATGAATTCAAGGCATCAATGGGTGACCCTTCAGAAGTTCCTGAGCCAACATCAACAACAGCATCAGCTCCTGGTCCGAGTAAAGATCAAGGAGACAAAGTAGCGCCAAAGCAAGGTTCTTCCAAAACGGAAAAGCCTAAAGAAGTATCTACTAAAATGGGTATGATTAATGCAATGGTTAAAAAAATGTCCGGTATGAATAAAGAGGCAGTAAATGCTATGTACCAGGAAACTATGGGTGCAAAAATGCCTGTGGCTTCATCTAAAATGAAAATGGGTGAAGAAGCTACTACTGATTACAAAATAACTGCAAAAGATATTGACGTAAAAGATGACGTTAAAGCGCTTTTTGGTGACGAAGACCTTTCTGAGGACTTTAAAGAAAAAGCTGCAACTATCTTTGAAACTGCAGTAGTAACAAAAATTAACGAAGCTATTGATACTTACAAAGAGACTATTAATGAGTCATTTGCACAAGATACACAATCTATTAAAGATGAACTATCTGAAAAAATGGATACTTATTTAGACTATGTTGTAGAACAATGGGCTAAAGATAACGAACTAGCTATCGAGCAAGGTTTGAAAGCTGAACTAACAGAAGACTTTATGACTGGTCTTAAAGGTCTTTTCGAAGATCATTACATTGATATTCCAGAAGCTAAGGTTGATGTAGTTGAAGAGCTTGCAAGTAAGAACGAAGAGTTACAAAATCAATTGAATGCTGAGATGGAAAAAAACATTGAAGCTAAAAAAGCAATTGAAGAAAATGATCAACAAAAAGTTATCGATCAAGTAACTGAAGGTCTTGCTGAAACTCAAAAAGAAAAGTTTCAAACTCTAGCCGAAGGTGTTGAGTTCAAAGATAAAGAATCGTTTCAAAAGAAACTATCTATTATTAAAGAAAGTTATTTCTCTGTCGACAACGACAAGGAAGTAGCTGATTTAGTAGGTGAAACTGATGAACCTCTTGATGAAGAGGCGAAACCTGAAGGATCTTCTTTAGATCCTAAGATGGCGGGCTATGCTGCAGCTATCTCAAGGTCTCTAAAGAAGTAAGTATATTATAAATATTATAAACAAAAGAAAAGGCTGACTTTTCAAAATTTTAACCAATTAGGGAGAAAACATAAAAATGTCTTATTTAACAGAAGAACTAGTGAAAAAATGGCAGCCAGTCCTTGAACATGGGGATCTTGACCCTATTAAAGATCCACACAAGCGTCAGGTAGTTGCCACTTTACTAGAAAACCAAGAAAACGCGGCTCGTGAAGCTGCTTCTGGTTCTGGCGGATACAACATGCCTTCACTATTAGGGGAAGCGGCTCCAGCTAACGCAATGGGAGCGTCTTCATCTACAGCTAGTGATGGTGCGGTTGACATATTCGACCCAGTACTTATTTCACTTGTAAGAAGAAGTATGCCTAATCTTATCGCATATGACATCTGTGGTGTCCAGCCAATGACTGGTCCAACAGGTCTTATTTTTGCACTAAGATCTAGACTACAAGATCAATCAGGTGATGAAGCATTATTCAACGAAGCTAATACTTCACACTCAGCTATCGGTTCTCAAGCTGCAAACACATCTAACTTCGGTGGTGTGCTTGACGGTTCTGCAGGATCTGACCAAGCTGGTAACGACCCAACAGCTAGAGCATCTGGTTCTGGTTACACACTTCACCAAGGTATGTCTACAGCAACAGCTGAAGCATTAGGTGACAGTGCAGCAAATTCATTTGCTGAAATGGCTTTCTCAGTAGAGAAGGTTTCTGTAACTGCAGTATCAAGAGCTCTTAAAGCGGAATACACAATGGAACTAGCACAAGATCTTAAAGCAATCCACGGTTTGGATGCTGAAAGTGAACTTGCTAATATCCTTTCTGCTGAGATTCTAGCTGAAATTAACAGAGAAGTAGTAAGAACAATCAACTATACAGCTACTGCTGGAGCACAATCAAATGTGTCTTCTGCTGGTACATTTGACTTAGATGTAGACAGTAACGGTAGATGGTCAGTTGAAAGATTTAAAGGTCT